GGCCGTCTCGGCGACGAGCAGTCCGGCGGAGTCTCCGACGATGATCGTGCCGGAGTCGAGTCCACGGGAGATCACGATGTTCAGCGGCCCGATGTTCTGGCCGTTGACCGACATGAACTGCGTGAACGCGTTGGAGGTGAGGCCCAGGAAGTAGCCGAACCTGTCCGGGGCGAGGTAGATCGTGTCGGCGACACGGCCGCTGTTCGCGAACACGGCTGCGTAGCCGGCACCGATGCCGGTCATCATCTGGGCGAACGTGTCGGTCGCCCCGACCTGCGTCGTGATGTGGTGCGTGTAGGCGGAGTCGGTGAGCGCCTTCGCGGCATCCTGCTCCGTCTTGAGCGCGTAGTCGGCTGCGGCCAGATCGAACCACAGGGACAACGCGTCCGGGGTCGTCCAGTTGATCGCCTGCCACGACAGGTCGCCGCCGCCGAGATACGTCGACGCCGTCTGCGTGACGAGGTCGACGACCATCCCCTGGTTGCCGGCCTCAGTCTTCTGGCTGGCCTGCACAGAGACGATCGGGCGGGTGGTCACCTTCGGGTAGGTGAGCGTGCCCCGCATCAGCGACGTCCGCATCGCCGAGTTGACCAGGTTCCGGTTCTTGTTGATGATCTGGAAAATCTGGTCGAGGTACTGGGGGGTCTGCAGGCCGGCGACGTTCGATGAGAGCGTGTTCGCCGGGGTGCGCTGCAGCAGACCGATCCGTTCGCGGGCCTTCAGGACTGCGTCGTTGCCGCCGGCGAGTTGGGCGATCTTGCTGCACTCCGTCGAGCCGCGGGTGAGGATCATGTCACGCGCGTAGCTCGCGAAGTCGTTGTAGATGGTCTCGCCGTCGCCGTTGAACTCGACGCCTTCCTCGGTCGCCATTGCCTGCCGTGCCTTCTTCGCGACGGCCATCGCCGATCTGGTGGACTCGATGTCCTCGGCCAGCTGGGTCGTCTCGGCGTCGATCTCGGTGACGCGGTCGCGGTACTTGAGGATGTGCTCCTGCTCGACTTCGTTGAGCGTCTTGTCGTCGCGAGAGTTGATCTGCGCGTTCAGCGCTTCCCATTTCTCGGTCGTGATCTCGCGCTCCTCGAACAGCATCGCCAGGCGGGTCTCCGCCTGGGTGGTCGATGCACCCATCGTTACACCTCCGAACTTGTTGACATGGACTGTTGCCGCTGGCGGGTGTCGAGCCAGGGGTGCCGGTCTGTGCCGGGGTGCCTGTTCTGTTCGAGGTGCGCCCTGTGCGGTGGGTGATTCAAGAGTAGGCGGTTAGGTGGATGAACTGGTCGAGTTGAACGCGGCCAGAATCTTCTCGAGCCGTGACTTGGCGGCGTCGCGCTGCGCCTGGGTCGCGTCCTTCGGGTCGCCTTGGCCGATCCGTGAGAGGGCTGCCCGGACGCCACCTACGTTGATCGCCCCGGAGCCGGGCTCCTTGAACGGAAGGTGACAGCGGTCCTTCGTCTTCGAGCCGCCTGGCCCGTTCAGGTCGATAGCTGAGGCGGCGCAGTACGCCTCGGGTGTGTCCCAGCGCGACGCCGACCCGTCCCACGGCTGCTCCGTATAAGCGCGCGCGAGCAGCATCATCATGTTCTCGGGAAGGTCGAGGCCGAGGTCAAGGCAACGCTCAAGCACGGCAAGGTCTGGTGCTGGCGGTAGGAGCGAGTCGTCGACGATCTGCTCCTCTCTGAGCGAGAGGATTGCTGCGCTCGAGTAGGCGGGTCCGGTGGCGAGCGCGACGCTGTCGAGGTGCGCGACCTGACGTTGCACTACCCCGTCCTTCGTGCGCACCGACTTGATCGGCAGGAACTCCGCTGATACCCCGTCGTAGCCGCCGTTGAGGACAAGCTCGCGAGCGGTCATCGCATCCTGCGTATCGAGAAACTTAAACTCGCCCTCGTAACCGTCGTCGGTCTGGATCAGCTTGACTCCCGTCCCCACAATCCCGGATGTCCCGGACTTGCGGGCGCCGCTCTCATCGAGCGCGTTGTGGTCAGAACGCAACCGGATCCGATGTGCATGCGGCTCGTTGCGCGCGAACGCACCCGGCATGAACTGCTCCTTGTACGGCTTGAAGTCGGGCGGGTCGGCGACGTCTGCGACCTCATTGAAGGGGACGACGCGCACGTTGATCGTGCGTCCGTCCCCGGCCTGTGCCTGGACTGCGAAGGTGCGGACGAGGATGTCGCGCCCGACCTTTGCCTCCTCCACAACTTCCGTCATCATTTCCTCCCTAGTCCGACCAGCCGGGGTGTCGGCGGCTGGTTCTGTTGTGCCGGTGAAGCGCCCGCCGTCGGCGGCGCATCCGGCGTCTGCGGATAGTCCTGCGATGCGGCAGCGGCCTGTGGGTCGTCCTCGTCCGAGGCGAACGGTCCGACAGCAACACCTGCCTCAACGTGCAATGGCTGGAACGTGTCCTTCGCGTCAAACCACACCCATTGCCCCGCAGGCAAGGCTTGTGAGGTGAATGCGTCCGCGATCCGCTTCGCGGTCGGCCTGAGCTCGAACCGCCACCACATCTCACCCAGCTGGCCGGGGTTCTGGTAGGTGAGGCTCGAGTTGCCGCGGCTGCCGCCGACCGTCATGTTCAACATCACGGCCGGGATGCCGTAGGCAGCGGCGAGGTTGACCGCGTTGAACTCCTGGTTCTCGAGCAGAGCCAGATCCTTCGGGTTGAACGACAGCTCGTCGAAGTCGAGCTCCGGCGGCAGGATCGGAGGCGCTCCTGAGCGCTGCGCGGTCCGCGCCTGCCACTGCGTCTGGATTGCGAGCGCCTGCTCGGCCGTCAGCTTCCGCGTCGACTTCAACGCGACCTTCGGGACGCCGCCCGTGTTCACCTCGAGCGCCGCGTTCCCAGCCGCGAGCAACCCCCACGCGATCTGCGCATATGCTCGGATCGCCGGCGTCCCGTGCGCCTGGAACGTCGCCTGCGCGCCGGGGTTGCGGTCAATCTGGATCACGTCCACCGGGTCCAATATGTCGCCGCCGAGGATCCGGTACTCGCGCACGCCGTCCCGCCACAGTGGCTCGCAGATTCGGGCTGGGATTGTCGTCCAGTTGCGCGGATACCCGTTCGCGTAGCGCTGCGTGATGAACGCGAGCCCGTACCCCCAGCCGTACATGTCCGCGACCAGAGCGAAGATCGCGTCCGAGACACCGTTCGGGTAGAACAGCGGGTCCGGGTTGCAGACCCACATCGGCTCCGTCGCGTCCGCCACGTTCGGCGCCTCGAACCGCAAGGGCATCGACGCGATCTGCTGCGCGTTCATCTGGATGCACCTATTCGCGATCCACGTCCGCTCCGCGAGCAGGCCGTTGCCGGGGAAGAACATTTGGCCGGCCGCGTTTAACCCGTTCTCCGTCCAGAAGTCGGGGATGATCGAGTTCCAGAGACTCATGTTGGTGCCCTCGAGCGGCTCGACGTCGCGCGCGAGTAGAGGCTGTTCGCGGGTCGCGATGATCGGCTGTCCGACCTCTGGGCGCGGACCGAGGATGCGGTCGAGCAGGCTCATGCTTGCGTCACCAGTCCGAGGGCAACAAGCGCATCGATCACATCCTGAACTGACGGACTAGAGGCCGGCACGCTCGGCTGGGCAGCGGGGCTGTTCGCTTTGTCGAAAACGCCAAACTCGCCGTTCGCACCGATCTGGAAGTGTCGCGTGCCGCCCGACCCAAAGATCAGCTTCCCATCCTGGCCGTTATTGACGAGAAACTCGACATGCCCCGCCCACGCAAGACTGATGAACTCGGCCCTGATCGTATTCTGCTCTCCCGATTCTCCGTGTAGCACGATCGCCGGAGTTCCGATGTCGTCGTAGCCCCAGATATTCAGGTCGGCAAAAGTGTCGAATGAGGCGATCTGGCGGCCTTGCTCATCGACGAGAAATAGAAACCGAGCCTGGGCACTGTTGTCGTTGTAGCCCTCCGGGGCAGTGATCTGGACGAGTTGATCGACCGTGTTGTCGTCAGGTGCAAAGTCGACATCGCCGTGAGCATCGACAGTCCACTGCGGGGGCAAAGAGCCGCCGCCCCCTCCCCCAGCACGCTTGGCTGCTACCGCCGCGATCGCCCGCTCTGAATGACCGATCGTCCGCTGGTACACCTCATCGGCGTCGGCCGGCGAATCGTCCAGGACAGCCTCAACCTCGACGATCGACTCGGCCTCGTATCCAGTCAACGGGCCGCCCATCAGTAGACGACCACTTCGCTGTTCGCGACGTTTCGGTCCATCGCCGACCACAGCGCGATCGACGCCGAGATCACCGGACCCGGATCCGTCTTTGACTTCGACCGCGACCACGCCCAGCGGTCGACAAGCGGCCGCACGCGCGCGCCACGCACCGACGTGTTCAACTCATCCTGGCCGAGATGCACCAAGTCGTCCTCCTCCACAGCCGTCGCGAACTGGCCGCACGCGTCCGCGTACTCACCCGTCTTCAGCCGCCGCACGTCCAACCCCGTCTGCTCCTCGATCCGGTCGGCGATCGCGTTCGCCGGACCGAACCCGTCACAGACCAGCTCCATCACTTCATGGCTCGAGCAGAGCTCGGCCAGCCGCTCCGGCACCCAGCCCGTCCCCTCACGGCAATGGATCATCTCGATCATCTTCCGACCCGACTCGTTCAAACCGGCCGCGGTGATCGTCGTGCGTCGCGCCGGCGACACATCGAACGCGATACAAACCGGATCCTCAAGCACCGACTCAGCGTCCTCACCCTCCAACCACTTCTCCAGAGAAATCTCCGAGTTGCCGACCAGATCAGTGTCGGGATAGTCGCCAACGTTGAGGAGCTCGGTGATGAACTGGCGCCAACCCAGCGCACGAGCCTCCTTCACCATGTGCGACTCATGGATCCGGCCGCGCACCATCGCCCAGTTCACCTCACGCCACACAACCGGGTCGCGCGCAACATCCTCCGGCACCTCATCGGGCGTCTCATAGTCGAGCGAATACTCGTGGTAGACCAGCGAGTCATCATCGCCCTCGACGCCGCGCTCACGAACACGAGTCCACACGACCGCGTGATCGTCCTTGTCCTTGTCCGGTGCGTTGCCGGCGTAGACCAACTGCGGGCCGCGCTGGGCTGTCGACGCGCGCAACGTCGGCACCATCGTTCCATGAGCCCACTCCGACAGGATCTGTGCCTCGTCCAGCACCAGCAGCGAGACATCATCGACGCCCTTCAACCCAGACTTCGTCCTGGTGCGGAACTCGATCTTCGACCCGTCCTGCAACTCCACCGACTCATCCCCATGCGAGTAGAGGAACCCTACGATCCGCTGCTGCCCGACAGGCGACCGCTTCATCTGCCCAAGCAGATCCGGGTTGCGGCGAATCACCTCTTCGATCCGCTTGAAATGCCTAACCGACGTCTTGAACTCATGCGCTGAATGGACGATGAACCGCTCGCCGAGCTCGAACAAGCCGAACAGTTCGCGCGCTAGTAGCACCTCGCCCTTGCCGTTCTGCCGCGGCGCCGACAGACCGAACTCGAACGACTGCCAGCGACCTTCTTCGTTCAGGCCGAGCATCGAGCGGAGCATCATCTCCTGCTCCAGGTCAAGCCTCAGCTTGTGCTCGCGCGACCACTCGACCGCATGGTCACCGAGCGACCAGTCATGCGCGTCAGGGATGTTGCAGATGCGAGGCATGACAAGCTCGTCGACAGCCGCCAGCGCTACCACTTCCGCGACCGCCTCATCCCACGCATCGCGTTACCACGACGAGCACCCTCACTTCGATTGCAGGTCGCATGGGCGACGCCGCGGTAACTACGCCGGTCGGCCGTGTGATCGAGGTCCCACGGTTCACCGGACTCAATGCGTTGTCCGCATAGACAGCAAGTCTGGAATCCCCCATTGACGATCGGGCGCAATCTCGCCCGAACAGATTGATGAACGGTGCCCAAGCCTCGAGCCGTCGTGGAAGCTCGCTGTCCTCGCGAAAAATTGCGTCCAGACGGAAATCTGCCTGCGGGGGTCAAGCGTCGACCTTTAAATAAAAAACTCCACCAACGATTGGCCGCGCGAACGATGCGCGACGCTGCACGCGAGGGCGGTCGCTCGGCTGGATGGGCTGAAGGTTGGGCAACGAGTAGAGCCGGCTCGCTGGCCGGCTCGAAGTGATAGCTAACGCGGGGGCGGTGCGGGTGTGCGGGTAGGCGCCCTAACCGCTGCGCCTACGCGCGATAGTAGCGCGCGAGCTCGGCGTGCGCTAGTCGACGGGGTACAAGTAGACCCTCTTTCGAGGGTCCGCTTGTGATGCTGATATGTCGTTGGGTCTAGGGGTTGGTCAAGACCTTTCCTGCCCATCTTGCGTGACGGACTCTCTCGAGTGCTTCGCTGAGGGTGACATGATCGGCGAGACAAACGAAGGTGCCATCGGGTCTGACATCTAGCACGGTGTAGCTTCTCTTGCCCATCATTTCCCTTTCGGTCGTAGGTGTCGGATGATTGCCACGGTTGCGATGGCGGCGGCTGCGATGTCCTCGAGCGCGGTCATGGCTATGGCCGGCCTCTCGGCGTGCGCGCAAACGCACACCATGCATAGATGACGACGAGCGTTGCGGAGATCCCGATGACGAACGCGGGGATTCCGAACCAGTAGGTGAGCATGCTGCTCCTCTCGTGTAGGGAACTAGACAAGAGGGAATCTAGCAGATCAGTGCGCGCTGCGCAACGGTTTCGGCGTGCCGCTTTACATTCGCGCTCGAGGTGCCGCCCGGCGAGTTCATGTGCGGGCGACAGCCGTTCGACCCTTGTGGCGTCTAGTCCCCTTGGGGAACGGCTGCCGCCTGGACGTCCGCACGCGGGAGGTTACCAGAGGCCTGGCCTAGTTTCACCAGAGGGCGCCCTAGGTTTGCGACCCAGAGGCGCGCCTAGGTTTGGCGGCAGGCTTGCGCTTCGGGCTGGCTGAACCTGATCGCGCCGGCAACACCGCGGCCGATCGCCGGTATGCCGCGGAGGGTGAGCGCGTCGGATGGGTCGCAGACGATGATGCGGTCTCGTAGGTCGAGGCTGTTGTCGACGACGCTGCTCGAGAGTGCGTTGGCGTGGTCACGGCGGTGTTGGTGTTCTTGGAGGAAGCGGGGCAGCGGGACGTTCATGGTCCGCCGAACCTGTTGGCGAGGAGCAGGAGCGCGAGGACGAGGGTGACGAGGAGGCAGCGTTCGAGCCAGGCGTGGTCGAGGAACGCGAGTCGTCTCTCAGAGGGCGGCCTGGTTTGGGCTCGCATGTCCGTTCCTTTCCTCGAGGGCATCGTAGACGTTCTTGGTTGCGGCTTGGTGGTGGCCGCGGACGGTGGCGCGGGTGAGGTTGGTGGTGATGGCGATTTGGTTCCAGCTGTAGCCGTGTTTTTCGCGGAGGGTGAGGATGAGGAGTTGGCGTTCGGTGCAGACCTTGTGGGCGAGTTGCCAGATGTCGGGGCTGATGGGGATGGTGGTCATCAGAAGGGAATGTCGTCGTCGCCCCGATAATTAGCGCTAACTACCGCCGCCTCCCTTATAGGGAGGCTGGCGTTAGGCGCTAATTGCTCGTCTTCGGGGTTGCTGGTGTCTACGCCTGGTACGGCCTGTTGTTCGCTGGCCTTGTTTTCTGTGTCAACCATGAGGGTTGGTGGTGCATCAGGATCATTAGCGCCAAACAACGCCTCCGCCTCTTTGGCGTTATTTACGACGAGGCGATAGGTCTGTCGTCCACCAGTCTTTTTCGGGGGCGCAAGGTTGTGGATAACTCTGGACGCGATGGCTTTGAACACGACGGTTCGCTTGGCTTCAGTGCCGCCGTCAATGCCCTCGAGCACGGGTCCGAGCGCGAGCGGTTTGTCGGATTTGGTGAGTCTGTCGAGGACGATGTTGAGGACGGCTTCTTCGTCGATCGGGGTGGCTTGGGCGAGCTCGACGCGACGGTATCCGAGCGATTCGGTAATCCACTCGAGCAGGCATGGCACACCAAGTTCAGCCGGATCCGCCGGCCGTGCTTTGTGGATCGTGAACTTGGTCGCTGGCGCCTTGCCGTCCTTTTCGACGTGGATCACGGTGTCGGGGTGGCGTCCCCAGTCACCGGACAACATTCCGCCCTTGTTGGAGTGATGGGCGGTGATGATGCCGATCCAGTCCCAGAGCCCGAAGTTGCGGAGGATGTGCTTGAACGCTTCGGTTTCGACTGGTGATCCGACGCCTGTGGTGCCGAGCGTGTGGAGCGGGTCGAGAGCAATGTAGTCGGCTCCGAAGTCGCGGGCGAAGTCTTGGGCGTGTGCGACCATTCGCTCGTTCGCGAAGGTGAATTCCCCCCACGGTGACGCGTAGACGGCGAGGTTGTCGAGGACGTCGTCGGAGTGTTCCCATCGTTCAGTCTTTTGGCGCAGCTTGTCCTGTAGGCCGCCTGGGACGCCTTCGTTGACGACTGCGACGACTTTGAGTGGTCGTCCGACTGCATACTCGAGCCAGTCGATGCCCGTGCAGGCGTGGAAGACCAGATCGACGAGGATGGATGTCTTGCCGGATCCTTCTTTGCCCCAGGGCATGACCCAGCCGTAACGCGGCAGCAGGTTGGTTCCGTCGCGTGCGACACCGACTAGGGATTCGCTTTGTGGTACGTCTCGTTTGAGGAACGAGCGGAGCGTCTCAAAGACGATCGGAGTTGGCACGTCCCCATTAGCGACAAGCAGTTCTGGATCCTCGAGGAATAGGAAGCTGTTGAGGTTCTCGCCGGCGGCGAGGTGGTCGTAGGCGTCCTTGCCTTCGGCCGCTTGGAGGATCTCGGTGTCACAGCTAGCGACGGCGCCTGCGGCTATGAGCATCTCGCGCACTTGGAGCGCTTGCGTGAGTCCGGTGCCGTTAGTGTCGCGGTCGGCGATGATCTTGATTCTGCGCGCACCTGTGAGTTGTTCGGCCAGCTCGAGCGTCCATCCTTGGCTGCGCGCGCAGCAGGTTGCGACGACTCCCTCCCTGGCGAGCGCGTCGGCATCTTTTTCGCCGTCCACGATCCAGATGGTGTCACCTTTGCCGAGTGCGTCTTCTACCTCTGGTAGGCGGTAGGGAAGGATGGGCGCGTTGTTGAGGTTCCAGACCCAGCGGCCGTTTTTGTGTTGTGCGGGCCGAAAGTCTTTGGGTTCAAAGCGGCAGACGACGAACGCGATGTCACCGCTTGAACGCTGGTATGGGTAGGCGGTGCTTGGTTCCCCTAACTGCGGGTGTTGGAGGTCTTGGGTGTCGACGGTCAGGGGGGCAGCACGGACTGGTGAGTATGTCACGGTTTAGGGCCACTCTGAGCTGTCGATATAGCGCAGCTTCCCCCGCGGGGGCCACCAGCAGAGTTGCGCGAGAGCTCCGGCCCTAGCTGCAACTGCCTTGAGGTTCGCCCGGTCGGCCGGCCCGAACCCGTGGTACGGCCCGCGGTGCGTCGCCTTTACCTCGATGAAGCGGCTGAGATGTCCGTCTTTCAACGCGACGAGGTCGCAGAAGCCGAGGCTGCCGGCGGCGCGGATGACGATCCAGTCGTCGTCTTCGAGTTGGCGTCGGACTTGGCGTTCGCGTTGGATCCCCGAACTCATACCTGCCCGCTGCCTTTACAGTAGGCGCAGACGCCGAATCGGGTGGTGCCTGTGCCGTGACAGTTGGGACATTTGCCTCGGTTCATGTGAGCGTGTAGGCGTGGAAGTAGTCGATGGTCAGTGATACTGGGCCTGGGATCTTGATTGATCCGCCCCATCCGCCCATGTTGAGGCTGATGTTCGGGACGACCTTGAACTTCGTCAGATCGGTGAGGCCGACCTCCGAAGCCTTGACTGTCGCGGGACTGCCGTTCTGGTATTTCATGTGGACGCCGTCGAGATACCAGTCGATGTGGTCCGGATAGACGGCGGCACCGTAGACGTGGAAGTCGTCGCCGAGGACCTTGCCCGCCGGGATCGTGGCATGTGGTGACTGTTGGCCGCTGCCGCCCCAGTTGTGCAGGGTCGAATGGTAGGTTTGCGGTTCGCGGCCGAGCTGCTCGCAGACATCGACCTCGATCCCGCCAGCACCGTAGATCGCCGCCCATTCCCAGACGGCTCCGTTCCAGACTCCTTGGCCTTTGCCGACCCTGACGCGCGCCTCGATGTACCGTTTGCCGCTGTAGCCGCCCGTCTGGGTGGCCGTGTTGAACCCGGAGAGGAAACCGGAGTGCCAGCCGTCCGCCGCCTTGCGGGCGGTGATGACGACGCAGCCGTTGCCGTCGAGAGCGATGTTCGTCCAACCGTCTAGATGGATGCCAGATGCGAGGCCGTGCAGCTTGCCTGTCCACTTCTTCGGATCCGGGTGCGTCCCGGCGACGCCGTCGAACTCATCGCCGAATAGGAGGGCGCCAACTGGTACTGGTGTGGTCATGTCATCCTTTCGATAGAAGCGGCAGTCATGTCGTCTCCCCGTTCGCCGTGCGCCGCAGCAC